TAAAGAGATGAACGCTCAGATTAAGGCCGTAATGATTCCCATTAGGGATAAGGCTCGAGGCTATGCTCCATCACCTCAGCCCGATAACCTTTACGGCTGGAACGAAAACACGGTAGGTAAAACTATTACCGCTAAAAACTCAGCTTTTAGAACCTTTAACACCGAGGGCCGCCTACGCCTCTTTCCTCTCTATGACTATGAGACGGTTAAAAAAGGTATCTATTACGCTCAGCCTGCCGGCACACGTAATAAAAATGGCTGGCGAGCTCTGTACTACGTAGCTAATAAATCGGCTGCAGGTGCTATCTATGAGACTGCCGGCCGAGCTAACCCGGGTGGGGCTTCTAACAGTAAGTCTAATAACCCAGGAGCAGGCGCTCACTTTATTAGCCGTATGGGTCCTCTCTATGGCGATAAGCGCGAGGAGCGCGGCCGTATGATTTTTAGAGCCTGGGCTGAGGATCAGGGTAAAGCTCAAGCTGCAGTAATCCGAGCTATTGAGAAAACAGTAGAAGCCTTTAACCAAGGCCGATACACAAAGGCCGCATAATGGCGCTAAATATTCCTAGCTTAGTCGTAAGCGCAGTTACTACTTTTGACGGTAAAGCTCTTGCTAAAGGCCAAAAGCAAATATCAAGTTTTGATAAATCCGTAAAAAGCGTTGCCAAGAGTTTAGGCGTGGCGTTTAGCGCTACTGCCGTTATAGCCTTTGGTAAAGCCTCCGTTAAGGCTTTTGCCGAGGATGAAAAGGCGGCCGCTCGGTTAGCTCGTACAGTAAATAACCTAGGCCTTGGGTTTGAGAATACCCGGATTACTAAGTTTATAGCCGATCTTGAAAAAACCGCCAACGTGGCCGATGACGTTTTACGTCCGGCTTTTAGTTCACTTTTGACCACTACCGGATCAGTAGCAAAATCTCAAAAACTATTGGCTACCTCTTTAGACGTTGCGGCCGGAAGTGGCCAGGATGTAGCCCAGGTCGCTAAAGATTTATCCCTTGCATACCTGGGTAATACTAAAGGCCTAGCTAAATACAATTTAGGACTGACAAAGGCCGAGTTAGCCGGCAAGAGCTTTAGCGAGATTCAGGACTTAATAAATAAACAATTTGCCGGACAAAATGCAGCGAGATTAGATACTTACGAAGGTAAGGTAGCTGCGTTAGGTATATCTTATGGCAATCTACAAGAGACCGTAGGCGAAGGTTTAGTAGATGCTTTTGCGATTCTTGCCGGTGACGGCGGTATCGAGGGCGCTACTAACGCGATGGAAGCTTTTGGCGAGTCCAGCCGCGACGTTTTAGTAGGCACCGCTAGCTACGTAGATAAGCTTCTCGATAAGCTAAAAGGATTTAGTGCTAAGACCGGCGGCGTAGACTTCCTGGCTTTTATACCAATAATCGGCAGTTATCTAGGCGAGGGCGGCGTATTCGATAAATTGGCCCAGGAGGGCCGTAAAGCTACAGGCCGGGATAAACAATTCGGCGGCCGTTACGCTGATATTTATAACGAACAGAAAGAAAAGGCTAACGCTAAGGCTCGTGCTAAAGCTGAGGCCGATGCAGCCAAGCGCGCTAAAGAGTTACTAGCCCTACAGAAAAAACAGGCAACAGCCGAAAAAGCAAAAATAGCATTATCCAAGGCCGCCGCCGTTTTTGATAGTACTCGTATATCGCTAGCTGCAGCCCTACAGGCTACGTATGACAAAGAGACAAAACTACGCCTAGAAGCTCTTATGCTTATTGAGGAAGATCGCGGCGATGAGGCTCTTAAGAAAATCAGAGAGTTATCGGCTTTTCAGAAAAGCGCCGATTTGCAGCGCTTAGCCGGTGTCACTGAAATTAGTAACGCGACATTACTAGCCCTTAACACACAGCTATTAACCGAGCTAAGGGTTATTAACGATAGCAAGATGGCAGAAGGTGATAAGGAATTAGCTCGCGAGGAAGCGTTTAAAAAATATAACGCTGCGATAACGGCCGCGGGTACGCTTATGGCGAAAGAAGCCTACAGCGAGCGCGTACAGATTCAGCTTACCGAAATAGCCCGCTTAGCCTCTTTAAGTAAAACCTATAACGCGGCTGTAACTAATAATCTTTTGCTAGAGGCCTCAGAGCTATCTATGATAGATCGAGTCTCTAAAGCTCAAGCGGATGCGGATGCCAAGCGTTTAGCGGCATTAAAAGAGTATCAAGACAATCTAAACAAAATGGGATTATGTGGGCCTGGGGGCGTATCTACTTTTAATCCGCCAATCGGTCCAAAAGGCGGCATAGGCGGATCTACAATATCTCCGACTGTATCTAGTATTCCGGCAGTACAGGCTACTTTTGAGAAGGTATACACCGATATGGCTGCGATGGGAAATAACGCCACCCAGTCCGCGGTACTTGCTTTATCCTCAGCTAGATACGAGGCTTTAGCTGCTTCCTATGCTAATTACACACCTAGTAAAATGTCCTATGATCCTGTAGCTAGTTATCAAAATTCCGCGGCTAATATAACTATTAACGCCGGCGTGGGAGATCCTGAGGCGATAGCTAGAGCCGTTGAGGATGTACTTAATCAGTCCACGTATAGAGGCACCTCCGTAAATCGAGGTTCAGGTAGATACTATGAGTAGTTGGCTACCCGAGTGGAGAATTACGGTAGGCACAACGGTTTACGATAACGTTTTAGCGGTAAATATGGCTACTGGCCGAGATGACATAGATCTCCAATGTAATGCCGGTTACGCTCGTATGGAGATTATTAACGTCGATAATACGCCTTTTGACATAGATGTAACCGATGCCCTAACGCTTGAGCTTAAAAATAGCTCCGGTGTCTATGTACCGGTTTTCGGAGGCCAGGTATCGGATTTTGGTATTTCAGTCCGATCACCTGAGGAAATAGGGTTTATAACAATCGGTAATATATTGGCCGTTGGGTCGCTATCCAAGCTTACTAAGGCTCTTTTTCCCGATGCCTTGGCCAAGGATTACGACGGTAATCAAATCTACGACATACTTAACGAGTTACTTATCAACTCGTGGTACGAGGTGGCTCCGGCCTTACAGTGGTTTAATTATGATCCTGCGACCACCTGGGCCACAGCTGAAAATGTGGGGCTAGGCGAGATAGATCAACCCGGCCTATACGAGATGATTTCTCGAGCAGCTGAGCCGGGCAATAGTTATAACCTTTGTGCTCAGATAGCGCAGAGTGCCCAGGGGCAGATTTACGAGGATAAGGCCGGGCGCGTGTGTTATGCCGACACGGATCACCGCACTCAGTACCTATCAACCTATGGTTATACGACCTTATCGGCTAACTACGCCGTACCCTCTACAGTTAAAACTATTTTACAGATAGGCAAAATCCGTAACTCCCTGGTATTTAACTATGGCAATAACTACGCTAGCCAAGCTACAGCCCTCGATGCCGACTCGATAGCTAACTATGGCCGTTATCAGGAAAGCGTAACTACTAACCTACATAACCTAGCCGACGTGAATACCCTTATGAACAGGCAACTAGGCCTACGAGCTATTCCTCGAGAGCAGCTACAGAGTATTACTTTTAGGCTTGATAATGAAGATTTACCTAGCGCTGAGCGTAATAAGCTTATAAACGCTTTTTTTGGTGAGCCTGTAATAATTAATAATCTACCCCTAAATATGTTTAACGGCTCATTTAATGGCTTTGTCGAGGGCTTTGCTATTAAAGCTACTCCGGGTTATGTGGATCTAACCCTGACCCTAAGCCCTACGGATTTCTCACTGGTCGCGCCACAGTGGGCAACAGTTACCCCATCCTCCCTACAATGGAGTGGGGTAAATGCTACTCTTATATGGCAGAACGCTTTTGGAGGTTTAACCTAATGGCAACAGTCACGCCGAATTTTAATTGGCCCGTACCCACTTCGACCGACCTTGTAAAAGACGGAGCTACAGCTATTGAGGCTCTCGGTGATTCTATCGATGCCTCTTTAGTCGATCTTAAAGGCGGCACTACTGGACAAGTGCTTAGCAAAAACTCTAATACCGATATGGATTTTACTTGGGTTACTGATCCCGGTGGAGACATTACAGGTGTTACAGCTGGTACAGGTATCTCAGGAGGAGGCACCTCCGGAGATGTAACTATTACTAACTCGATGGCAACAGCTATAGACGCTAAAGGTGATTTAATTGCAGGTACCGGAGCGGATACTTTTGCTCGCCTAGCGGTAGGATCTAATAATCAGGTTTTAACAGCGGACTCAACTACTGCAACTGGTCTAAAATGGGCTGCGGCTGGTGGCGGTGATAACGGCCCATCATTTTCCGCCTATTTAGGTAGCAATCAAACCGTTAGCGCAGGAACTTTTACAAAAGTTCAGGCAAACACCGAAGACTGGGATACAAATACAGCCTACGACACTACAAACTACAGATTTACACCACAAACAGCAGGCTATTATGTGGTAAGCGTTAATGGTTATGTTAATTTAGGTACACCGGACGATAGTGGAATTATGCACTTGTATAAAAATGGCTCAGCATATAAATATGTTGCCGGTTTTATGAAGCCCTACGGTGGCAATTCATCATATTATGGCGGATCTTGCCAAGTATATCTAAATGGCTCCACAGATTATATTGAAATGTATGCCTATTTTGCTAATGCAAGTCGTACAATTCCATCAGGCACAGGACAATTCCAATTTGCCGCTTCGTTAGTTAGGACCGCATAATGTCTATATATGAACAAGTAATAGCCGCTTACCCTGAATTAGCGGATAACAAAGATGTGTTTACGGATGGCACTATTATTCTTCAAGATGACTCAGACGGTAAAGGCGCATATATCAGAGAATGGAATTACTCAAAGCCAATCCCTGACGGGTTAAAACTCGGTAAGTAAATAGTGCTCAAAAGCTATAACGGCTATCCAGCTTCTAAAGATCCGGACGAGATAAAAATAAAGTCCTACCCTGTAAAGGGTACGGATCGTAAGCTTAGGTGCGCTGAGAGTGTGGGCCCACTCTTGGCCGCCTTCGCTGCAGAGTTTCACGAGCTAATCGAGCCTATCGACGAGGGTACCTTTGATGACTGGGGCTACGCTTTTAGGATGGTACGCGGTACTACCGATAAATTATCTTGCCACTCATCCGGTACAGCTATCGATCTAAACGCTACAAAGCATCCACTCGGTAAAGCCGGTACGTTTCCGGCTGAAAAGGTACCGATGATCCGGGCACTAGCTAAAAAATACGGCCTTAAGTGGGGCGGCGATTTTAAGAGCAGGCCCGACGATATGCACTTTGAGGTAGAAATCTCATCGGCCAAGGCTAAAGCCTTAATCGAGAGTTTAGGTTTATAGTTAGACAAATCCCTAAGGGCACTAGGGAGTAACAATGAAAGAGCAATTAATCGCAGCCGGTAATAGTATATTTTACAATTTGTACGGTACCTTTATTAATAATAAGTTCACCGTTAAACTCAAACTCTTGTTCTGTTTCTGTATTACTCTCAAATAAGATTTCCATATTAGACCCCAGCGTTATAGTGAGCTAAAACCTGAGCCGCGCTGAGCTCAGTGTTATATACGGAAACCGCCGTAGCCGTACCCGTATAAAATTGGCCATAACTTCCACCTAAATCATTAGCTCCTACGATAATACTTCTATTAGAGGTATTTGTTCGACGAGCGGTAGTGCTACTAGCTCGATCGACTCCATCCACATAAAGTCGAATTGCTCCTCCGCTTACCTAGGGCAAACTAAGAGTTTATCTAAATACTATCTTGGCCTAACTAAAGCCGAACTAAAGGCGATGAGCTTTAATGAGATACAGGCTAAACTAAATAAACAGTTTACCGGATCTAATGCAGCTTACTTAGAGACTTATGCCGGTAAGTTTGAGCTAATCTCAAACGCAGCTGGAGAAGCCCAGGAGAAAATCGGCGTAGCTTTGTCTCTTTATCGTATGTAGCTCTAAGAGCTGCAGCGAGGGAGATCCGGGTGCTATCAAAAACGGCCTCGGCTTTAGTAAGGGCTATTTTAGCCTTTTCTGCTTTAGCCGCCTTGGCCTGAGCTGCCGCTAATTCTTTTTGGCGTTTAATTGCGGCTGCCTCGTATGCCTTACGGGCAGCTTCGTCGGCTGCGCTTGGATAAATACCTACCGCCATCGATCCGACATAGCCCATTTTTATACGATTAAAGGATGCCTTAAACGCCTTTTCTTGAGCATCGATAATCCGTACTACTTGATTTTCGTAATCATCAAACGGATTTAATGAGGCTAAAATAGCTTGGTCGCTTGTTAGATAATAAAGTTTCTTAAA